CCCCGAACTCGTCATCATTATTCCAGTCATCATCGAAGAAGCCGCCGTTAGGCATCTATATCCCTCCTTGAGCGCCCGGCCTGGACGTACCCGGAGGCACGAGCGGCCCCGCTTGCGGAGTCGGAGGCGGTGGCGGTACGCCCTGCATTGCCGGGGGCATTACCGCCGGGTTTGCGATAGGCGGCCCCCCCGGTGTTGGGCCACCGGGAGGCGCGGGGCCGCCTGGAGAGGGGGGACCACCGGCCATGCCGGCATTACGCATCTCCGCCGCTTGGCGTTTCTGCATGATGATCGAGGTCAGTTCACCGACATAGAAACGTACCAAGTCGTCTCTCCCCTGTCGTTCAGATGCTCGTAGCAGTGTCCAGAGCGCCGCTTCTGGCAGCATTCTTTCCGCCAATTGTTCCTTGATGGAGTCGTCCATCTGATCTGCATCCTGTATCGCCAGTATCCTGTCACGTATTGCCCTGTCAGAGAGCAGCGGCGTAGGCCCTTCCCGTGCGATCTGTGCCATCGAGTAGCGCGTCATATCGTCCTGCGGCAGTTGCCCTATCAGATTTACGACAGGCTGTCCGGTATCTTTCAGATCTTCCGGGGTAATTTCCTCGGTAAAGTACACCCTGTTCCTGTCCATTCCCGAGAGTTCCATCGATTTGAATGATCCTTCGATGTACTGATCCGAGATGAGGTTAAACATCATCAGGTAGGCTTTCTCAACACCACGAAGGTATTTATTCACCACGGTTTCCACGCCCTGTCTGAGCGTATTGATGGCGAATCCAGAGAGCTGGAACGGAAGTTCTCCGTACACCGAGTGCGGTATAGAGCCACGCTGCATCTCTCCTGAGACGAGGCTCATAAACGCTCCTGTCTCCTTTGCCATTTCGAGAAGTCCGAGCGGTTCCACGTTCTCGTTCTGTGCGAGTGAGATCTCCGAACCTTCGAGGTAGGGATCTTCATCGAGTGATTTCGTTCCATCTCGTGATCTGACGATAAGCCCCTGTCTTCGTGACCGTGCGGTCAGTTCAAGAAGCGTGCTCATCATGAGGTTATGCTTCGGGTAGAGATCTCTCGTTGATCGAAATACCGATTCACCGACATCGGCGATGGTATCCTCCATTGTGGACTGTGAGAGTGCCACGATGTAGGGATTTGATCCTATCGGGCCGAGAAACGCAGGTACCTGGTCGGCTCCATGGCGTGTCTGTTTCTTCACCACCTGTATCAGTGGCTGTGTCGTTGACCCGTTATGGATAAGGATGGTATTGAACTCCTTATCATAGAAGTCGTAGACGTTTATACCGTCCGTATTATGCGGCGCATCCCAGTCAATCTTGATATTGTACTGGGAGAAAATCTGGTCTTTCGTTTTCGGAACCTTGTAGCATATCCATTCCAGTCCTTCTGGTCCGGTGCCCCAGTAGGTATGGAGCGGATCCCAGGGCGTAATATCAACATACGTTGATCCATCCTGTCGTTTCGCAAGCAAAGCTCTTCCTGCGTACCATCCCCTGATAACTGAGTACCATCCTAGCTGGTCGCGCAGGGTAGGGAGCATGAGTCGGCATAGTCGTTCATCGGCGGATTTGAGTACCCCGATGAGGAACCGTTCTTTCAGGTCATTCCGTTCACGGACTTCGGAGTCTGCACCATCATGGGGGATACGCACGGTCATTTCCGCGCTTGATACCCATCCGATCACTTTTTCCGCGTAGGTCTGCGGGTCATTGCTGGTATAGCTCTGATATCCCTCACCAGCGTCGAACGGTTCGAGGCGGTAGAGTGCGTGGTCATCCTGCATCCGCTGCCGCAGTGGCTCCGTGGCATCGTAATGCGCTTCCACGAGGTCAATAATATCTTCCGGCTTTCTCCTTGCCATCTATGCCCACCTTTTTACGCGTATATGGTTCGCTCCAGAGACATAGCCATAGCCGAAACGGTCGATAAGGCCATAAATCACGGCCTTTATCCCGTGGTTGTTCTTATCCTCGGGGATATCACCAACTATACTCCCTTCACGGTCAGTTTTCCAGCGATATGCTCTTGTCTGACCATCGAACGGATTAGGAGCTGCACCGAATTCTGAGAGTATACCATGACATTTCGGGTTAAAGACGATCCTCGGAGCGTGAGTTTTCGGTTCTATCTTGAGCCATCCTTTTAGTCTTTCGGACCCCTCGTTGATCCTGATCTTCTGCGATGATAGGTAGAGCCCGGTTTTTTGTAGCCATACTTCCGCCGGTGCCGCCATGGCCTGATGCTGGGTTCCCGCAACGTCGATGACTCCGAATCTGACATCCTGCCACCAGTCTTTCGATTGCGCGATGTCGATGATTTCGTCGGTGACGAGTCCCTGTTCGTAGATTTCGTCGATGACGCAGATCTGTTCATTCCTGACCTGGACAACCATAACCGCATACGCCCCTGCATAGCCCGGATCCATCCAGAGATGGACTGGTTCTCCCTGCTCATACTTCACCTCACTTATATGCGCGTCAGGGCGAAACTCCGGAAACACAAGTCCTCTCGGAGGCGAGGGCTTCCCCTCAATGCGCTCCATAAAAAAGTCATCGCTCGATACGTCTTTCAGTCTCAATATCTCGGGATCAGTCGCTCCTCCTGGATACAAGTGTGTATTCGTATAACTTGGCAGCGAGTATGCCCGGGCGTCCTTATCCGCTCCCGACGCCCACGCCGTGAACATCTGCGGGTACCACCCGAGCGAACCCTCGAATGTTCCCGAGAGAAACATCCACCCTCTCTTCGGTGCACATCTCCCACGCAAGCGGAAGAACGTCTCCATATCAAGCTGACTCGCCTCGCATCCGATAATACCGTTCGGAGCCCTCATCGCAAGCGTTCGAGGATCCTTAGCACTCTTCGTCTCAATCCTGGTTCCATCAGCAAGAGTGAGATGACCGGGATCAACGCGCTTCGAGGCTTCCTTAAGGATTCCAAGGGAGGAGAAGTCCTGGAGTAAGTATTCAAACTCCGCTCTTGTTCTCTCATAATCTGCAGCCACGAGCCAGTAAAGACCCCGCTCCTCGGTTTCCGTGAATCGCGAGAGAAGATATTTCGAGGCGACAAGCGACTTCCCCGCCTGCTCACCTCCAGCCACGAGATTGAACCGAAACCTGGATCTGAGTATAACTTCCTGCTCTTTTGTTGGGATGAAACCAACCTTCTCAAAAAGGTAATCACGTAAATCAGGTCCCTTCGTAAGCGTGGTCATGGGAGCGAGATATCCTCTTGGTCGAAGAATGAGCAATCTATGCGGCTATGGCGTTCCTCATCCACTAGGGGTCTACGACTGATAAATCGTGGAACCCACTTTATCTTGAGATTTTCTTCAAGCCAATAACGTCTACAAGCGCATAAGCTAAGTCCGTACGGCTGTATATGTTCCACTGGCCTAGCATGTCGCGCATGAAAAGCCAAATTGCAAAGTACCTTCAATGCCTCACTAAAGTTTAGTTGTTCCCTTCTCATTACAAACGTGAACACATCGCCTCCAGTAGCACAAACCCCAAAGCAGCGCCAGCTTTGACGATCGGGGAATACAAAAAACGAGGGGGTTTTATCAGCGTGGAAAGGGCAGACAGCCTTGTAGTTACGCCCTGATTTCTGGAGACCGGGCACATACTGAGCCACGACATCTACAATCCCCAAGCTCCCTTTGCTTTCGCCGTGTGTTGTCACAACTACTCTTCCCCCCCAACCACTACAGCCAAATGACACGTACATCCACACCCAGAGCAGTCACTATGGCCACCATACAAACATATCAGCGTTATCATATACGTAAGCTATTCCTTTTCCTTCGGAGCACTACCTCTCTTATCAAGTATGTCGCTTAACTGCTTCTCCACAGGCGGAGAAAGATCAGTTACCCCAGCTTCACTCGTAACCGAACCACTCTCCACAATACCCTCCTTGCGCCATCGCTTCATCTCATTCAAAACCTCACGAGCTGAATCCTGATCCATCGTAACCTGCGGACGATACTTCGCAGGCCAGTTCGCATTCAATAACCCTATCAAAAGAAGATCACTCCCTCGACCCCTGTCAGGATTCTTTACACGCTCAAGCGCTAAACCCTCCAACCCCTCAGCAAACTCACGACGACCCTGCTCCATTAACTCCGCAAACTTGTAGTCCGTAGAATGCCACGTGTTATACGTAGACCTCGGCGTGCCAGTAACCGAACATGCCTTACGCAATGTGCCCCACTCAGAATACGCAGCAAGAAATAACGCCTTCCTCGTATCCCCAGATCCCTTCTTCGGCATATTACTACCCCCCACTCTTACTCTTTTATATTACTACTCCTCCCCCTAAAGGGGGAGTAGTAATATATATATAAAGGTATTTTAAATATTACTAGTAATATTACTCATATTACTCGAGTAATACCACTAAGAAGGATCTATGGCCCATTCTACATGAATGTGTCAACTAAAGTCGTTCGCTTCGCTACCGAACATTGGCTTTTATGGAAAAAAGTTTGGCAGGGGTATCAATACCCCCATACACACATATCTAAGCCATACCCATACAGCACACACTCCACCATACGCCATACAACACACGACACACGACAGCAACACACCAACAACAGCTAACACTCACCAACAACAACCAACAATCAACATCATCATCAACAAACAAACACACATGATTCATAAGATAAGACAAATGGATGCAGAATATTTAAGGCCGATTTTCGCTGGGGGCTGGGAGTCCCGGCCGGGAGACCTGCCGACGACCTAGCCCGACATGCCGGAAACGCTAC